AAGACCCAATGTTTGCTGATCATACCAGTCTTTAGCATAATTGCCTCCAACTAGTGATATTGTAGCAATTCCTACAGCAGATGAGTTAATGAAACTAACATCATTACCTGCCAGAATAGATCTTGCTTGATCCCCTTCAGCATAAGTTATAGCAGTGGATACACCAAGAGTTGTAACCCTATTTGTTATTTTAATATCAACAGTTGTCTCTCCAATACCTGTAACAATACCCTTAAGATATCCAGTGAAGTTTGAGGTATCACCAGAACCAGCAACCACTTGATTAGTAAGTGAGACTGTTACACCTTGTCCAACTGCAACAGCAGTTGTTGTTCCTATTCCTAATGTCTGGTCTGCAAAGTTATCAATAACACATACTTTAAGATTGTTTGCCCATGTACCAGGTGTTTTAGCAGCATAACCAAATGTTTGACCTACACCAGCATAGTTTGCTACATAATCATCATAATTCTTAATTTTAAGACTTGTATTTTGAGTCTGATGGTCTCTACTACCATTAGCATTAACTAGGTCATCATCATCAGTTCTTACAACTTTAAGAACACCTCCATAAGTGAGGAATGATGATGCAGCCATCCAGTACTCATACTGAGCATCAGTTGAAATGGGGTTTCCAAATGTATTAATCAGTTGATTCTCTGTAGTAATATCAGTAGCTTCATCAATTGGTCCTATTTCAAAGGGACCAGCGATTGCTCCAATATTATCTAATACATTTTCTGCTCTCCCTACAGTCAGATCCACCTCTCTGGTTAATACACCAGGAGATAATTGTGGAGTCGCCATGTCGTCTAGCCTCGTCTCAGTTTATCTGAAAATATTTATTGTTTTTGATGTTTTCATTGGGGAAACAATCCATGAACACTACCAATCAGGATAATTCCAGTCTGTATGAGGTTGTGTTTTCTTTCTAGTTTCTACAATTCTTCTGACTGTACATATCTTACACTCATATGAATAAGCAGATGCTAGGGTTCCTCTATCTTTCCTTGTTAAATAAAACCCATCTATTAAATTTTTAGTTTCACCACATACTCTACACTTCCTATCAGAAAGTAATAGGTGTCCTAACCTTATCTGCTTATCTAATTCCAATTACCTATATTCCCACATATAAGTTCTATCACCATATTCATCAGCATTAAAATCACCTGGTGTTCCAGCCAATCTATCTAATTCTAAAGATCCATTATCCATAGTATTCCATCTATCTCCTTCTGCATCAACAAAAGTTCCCTCATCATCTAATCCATCCATAATGAAACCAAATGGGGACATATCTTGTTCTATCTGATTCTTCTGCTCTTCATACAATCTCTTTCTTACATCTTGATCAGTAAGTTCTTTGAAATAATCCTGTGCTACTAACCATGCATAGATGACAAGACACATAGCAAGATCATCATTACATCCTTCTTCTGCCTCAAATGAGTTGTGCTTTTGAATGAATGTAGTCAGTTCACTCAATATCTCATAATCATTAAAGATTAGTTTATCTTCTTCTACTAGTGTCTTTAAGTTAAGAGAACCAACCTTCTTAACTGTTTTAGACATCTTGACACCAAGTTGTGTCTTCTTACCAGAGAATCCTTGACCTACAACTTGACCTGCTCTACCCCTCATAGAACACATAAGTAAATTCTCATACTCCAAATCATAGTTGATAATAGATGCAACCTGATCTCCTACATCATTTACCTCACACAAAATGAATGCATTATTATAACTCTTTGCTACTTCCCATATAACATTAGGGAATAGCATAGGTTTAATTTCATTGTTTCTATATTTTGCTATTACCTTATGAGGGAACTCTGTAATATCAAAAACCACAAAAGCAGAATAGTCACCACCAACTCCTCTTGCTACATCAACACTTATTACATAATCATGATTCTCTATAACATTTTCATATACATCTAATCCAGCACTTCTCTTCTTTGGATTTTCATATACCAATGCTCTAAGTTTACTAGGAGCAATCAAAGTATCTACAGATCCTAAGAACTCGCATTCAAANTCAACCTTAAACTGTGCCTCTGAAGTGTTGGCAATGGTAGATTTCTTCCACTTCTCATCCCTACCAGGCACTTCACTCCAATGAACATCAGTAGGAATATATTCATTCTTAGCCCTCTCAGCATCATGCCACAACCTATAGAAGTGGTTCATACCATGAGGCGTAGAGACTATAATAACTTTAGTGCTCTTACCTGAGGTAATAGTAGGATAAACTGAACTGAAGAATGAGTCAGCAATATGGTTAGGAACAAAAGCAAATTCATCCAAGAATAGGATGTTAAATGACATACCCCTAACAGCAGATGCTGATGTAGNAGCAGCAAGAATNTTAGATCCATTCTCTAGTTCTAGACTTCCCCTGTTCCATGCTATGATACCCTGTTGCATCCACTTAGGTAAATTCTCATAAGCAGTTTGCAATCTACCTAGCAGTTCTCTAGCAGTGGCTGCTTTGTTAGCTAGTATACCTACATTAACACTATCATTAAAAACAACATAATGTAGAAGATAAGCAACACAAGTTGTAGACTTACCTGTCTGTCTAGGCATCTTACAGATATTGAATCTGTTCTCATGGAAGTTCTTAATTAACTTCTTTTGGAAATGGTAAGGTTTAAATGGTGTCAGACCTTCATCAAGACTTACAATCTTGACATACTTCTCTGCAAAATAAATGGGATCATTTCTACATGCATAAAATTCAAGTATTTGTTCTTGAGTAAACTCTTGAGCAACATTTGCTCTCTTCAGATTGGGATTACCCAAATAGATGTTGTCTGACATAATAAACCTCCTACATCATTTCGTATTTGCCAAATTTTTTATCATGTTCTATAGTTTTCCTTTGCAGTTCTAGTATTTTTTCTAAATTTTCTACTTTTTTTACTAATTCTTTAGTACGTTGATCCTCCGATTTGGAGGAGTGGTTCTCCTTGTTCATGTTTTGAAACTTGGTAATTCCAGAGTTTTGCACCAGGATACACTTTTACCACTTGATCCTGAACTTCTCTGCGTGATGGTTTTTTGATTGAAGGGAAAAACATTTTTATCATGTAATTTTTGCCTCTCCAAGCCAAATAAACGTCAATTACATTTCCTACTCCTGCTCGTAACTTAGTAGCCTCTTGAAAGGAAATCATTATGATGGTACATCATTTACTTTAATATTTATTACTTTTTATACTTGTAGTGCTGTGAATATGACTTTGAAAGTAGTAGAACTAGAAGATGAAGGATAACCTAACAACCTTAAAGCACCACTATTAATATCTGTAGAGAAGGTTGCTATACCTGTTGGTTGGTTAAGAGTTCCAAATTCATTCATGTATGTATTAGTACCATCATGAATAACATTAATGGTTGTCATATTATAATTAGATCCCTGCACTGCTTGTATCTGGTAACTAGCAGATCTATAAGTAGATGCACTAATAGACATCACAGTTGCTTGTCCTGTAGCAGAAGTAGTCAATATACCAGACTGAATATCACCAGCAATCAATTCTAGATTAGTAGCAGATACTGGTTCAAAGGTAAACTCTTCTTCTGTTGCATTGTATCTTAAGAATCTACCATCTCCTAGATTAGAATCATCTACATCATCTAGTCCAGTAAGAGTGCTACTTCCTAGTGATGTACTTGCTATACCAACCCATTTGGATGTAGCAGACTGATATATTAATAAATCATTGTTGGTGGCATCAAAAGTTACATCATCAAGGTCTTTGATGAATCCTGCACCACCTCCACCAATGGTGTATAACTGTTGCTCTACTCTGTTAACAAAGAGTCTGTAATTTGCTGCTAAGTCTTGTAGAGTAGCAAACTTTTGATCTGTAGGAGTAAGAGGATCATCTCCTTGCTTCTCAGCAGGATCAGGAGCTATAGGACGATTATTAACTATCTCCTCTTTTAATACTTCTTGCTTACCTTTTATACTCTCAACAATTTTATAAAGTTCTGCAATATTGACAGTATGAGTTTCTGCTTTATCACTTAACTTTTTAATGTCCTTATCATAGTATTTTACTTCTGGAAGATTGGCAACTTCTTCTTTCAGACCATTAAAGTAGTTCTTAATTTCTTTATTAGAATCACGATACTTACTATTAGACTCATCTATTTTTTTAGCAATATTCTGTTTTGCTTCATTCAGTTTACTTAATATACTCTTCTTTAATTTTCTATCATCATCTTTAAACTGATTCCTATGCTCATATATCTTAAGAGCAGTCTCTTTTAACTCCTCATATATCTTATCCTTAGTTTCCTGTAGATACTCCTTTACTTCTTTAATCTCAACTTTCTTTTCAAAATCTTTAAGTTCTAGACTCTCTGAAAGATTATCTATGTCTTGATTGAATGTATCTTTGAGTGTGTGTAAGTTGTCATTGACCTTTTCAAAGTCATCATCAATTACACCAAAGGTCTTTCCAATCCAAGAGAAATCTGGTACTTGATTAACCTCGTTGACCCACTTAGGAAACTTAGGTATATCTGCTCTAACACCTTCTATATTTTCTTTAAGTGATTCTATCTCATCTTCATAATATCTTACTTCAGNAACTTCTGGAATACTTTCCTTTACTTGCTCAATATGTGCTAAGAGTTCTTGTAGTTCATCATCATATGACTTTATCTCAGGTATCTCAGGTATACTCTCTTTAAGATCATTGACTAGACGTAATAACTCAGGCCAAGGTGGAACTATATCCTTTACTTCAGCAAATACTTCTCCATTAGCATCTTCTATAGTTTGTACTTCCTCTTCTAC